ATATCAATCACAGTGCCGTCTTGCAGAGTCTTTATGTTTCCTTGAGCAAGCTTACCCTGCTCTACTTTAAGATTCTCCCGCGCAATTTCCATGCCCTGAACATTTTTATCGTACTCAACCGCGTTCTTCATCGCCGTTGCATAATCAACGCCTTCCCGCAATGACATCAGGAATTGTTTTCTTGCCTCTGGAGAAAGATTGTATTTTGAAGCGGCGGCGTTAGCAGCAGCAGCAAGAGGGGCAGCAGGTGGAGGAGCAGCGGCGATTGGCGCAGGCTGGGGCGCAGCCATATCAATAGGCGTCTCTTTGATCTGCGAAGGCGCTGCGGCCGCTTGCTGTAGTGGTGACGTTACGAAATCAGGCCTTGGCTCGGCGGCTTGAATTTTTTGCGGTCGATTTGCAACTGGTTCTACTTGCGGATTCTCGGCGAAACCAGGGGCCGCGGCCGCTAAAGGACTAGGCGGGGCAGGTTGCGGTTGCGGTGCGGCTTGCGTCAATCCACCGGGTGCGGGCTCGCCTCCTCCGATCTTCATCGCCTCGTCAAATATCTTCTTCTTCTGCGCCATCTCAATCCGCTGGCGCTCAATGTCAAACATCTTCTGAGCAATACCCTGCTCCTGGGCCTGCTCCGCCTCTTGAGCTTTACCGACTGCTCCAGCGACTCGACCAATAGCCTCAAATGCGCTACCCGTCTTTGAAGGCGTAGCAAAGGCCTGAGCGGCGGCCATCCAAGTGGGGTCGAATACTCGGTTCTTACGCAGGTCAAGAGACTCGACAAGCCGCTGATAGGCCTCATCTAGCCGCTGCTGCTGCTCTTCATCGGTAATGATCGGAGTCTTGGTCGCCATAGAGATCCTTAACGGTCACCGAGGTCATACGGAGAAACAATCGTGTCTAATTCCGCCTCTGGATTATCAGACCCAGTGCCATAACTTCCCCAGCCAGCAGTATTTGTCCAGTCATATTGAGGATTGCTACCAATAAAGCTAGTAACATACCCTTTAATATTGTTGCCAGCGCTTTTGAGACCCTCAAGGAACTTGGCTTTGTCAGTGCCACCAAGAACCGAAATGATTGATCCAAGCTTCTCAAAGTCGCTCATACCAAACTGGCCCTGCTGTCCCGGCTTAACAATCGTCTGAGTCTTGTCATTCGGCAGCGTATATCCTCTCAAGAGCCCTGCGACGTTAGATGCCGCGGTGAGGGGGGCCTCGAGCTTCTGCTGCTCATACTTCTGACGCTCTGCTCCGGCGGTCGTCAAGGCCTTAGCACCAGCCAATCCAAGTGTCTGCTCTTGCGCCGCCAAGTCACCCTGCAACTTACCTGCGGCAACCTGATTCTGCTGTTCTTGGAGCAGACTCTTCATGGCGTCGCTATAGCCGCTCTCTAGCAGCTTGCCCTGCTGACCAGACAAGTTCGCCGCGGTATCCGTCATCGCCTGACCGAGTGCGCCTGCATAACGCGAGGAGCCCAATGCACCCGAGCCAACAAACTGACCGGTGATCTGCGGAAGGATGTTTCTTTGTAAATTCAATCCGCTCTGACGCGCCAGCTCCTGCACGACGTTCTGCGTGTAGGGGTTCATAAGCTGCTGTAGGCGCTCTGGAGTGATTCCGGCTGCTGCAGCATTGGCCGTCTGAGTTGCGCTTGCCAGGCCCGGTTTATAGGCCCCTGCGGCACCTTCAATCTGACCATAACCCTGCGTCTGCATCGGGTCATAGCCTGCGACCAATTGATCAGGAGTCTTCTTGAGATAATCCTGACCAACAGACGACAGCCCGGTCGCTACATTGGTATACCAATCCGGCAGCTTGTCGGTGGTGGTCTGGGTCTCTGTGACATTTGGTAGCGCGTTGCCCTGCAGAAATCCCATTATTTTCTCCGCTTCAGGTAATCAAGTGGCGACAGAGCTTTAGGTGGAAGGCTCTTCGGGTGGGCAGACCTGGCACGGTTACGAATTTCGTGCATCATCTTGTACAACTGATCGCTCCCAGCCTTAGTTGAGCCGTTACCCAAGGCAGCCACGACGTCAGCGGGAATAACAAACTCGCCATCCGCTAGCATCGCGGGAATGTCGTCAGACTGCCCATCACCAGGCCCTGAGACGGCATCACCCTTGCGGAAGTCCTGCCTGATTTTACCAGACTTATATAGCGATCCGAAGGCTTTCGTTAAACCTCCTTTGGCGAATCCTGGTTCCTCAGACGGCGCCTCCTCTGAATTACCAATAATTTGGTCAATCGGGGTGCTTGATCCGTACTCGTAATATTTCTGGCTAGGCACAGGAGCCTCCTGTTTAGTGTCTGCTTCAACTTTATTGAAAAACTGATCAAGGATGCCCTTATAGACCGGCGCACCACCAATTATAGGTCTAACATAATCTGCAAATGTTGAATCCGTTACAGGCGCAATTGCAGGGGTAGAGAATTGGAATCCTGCTCTGGTCCCTGTTGATCCGGTTGGAGTTGATACGCCGACAGTGGTCGTTGGTGAAGTTGTTGGCGTGATTGACGATGAGGAGGTAACCGGGACCCCAGTCGTTAACGTCAGCAGGGTTGAAGACGTCGGGGGCGGGGAAGACAGCGGCGGTGATGATAGTGGCAGCGAGGATGACGGCGGAGATGATGGCGGCGGTGAGGATGGTGGGGAAGATGGCGGCGAAGATGGTGGCGACGTTAGCGGTGGAGTCGGGGTTACGTTAATAGAAGCCGTCACCTCAACAGAAGCGGTTACCTCAGCGGAAGGAGTGACGCTAGTAGATGGCGTTACCTCAGTGGAAGGAGTGACGCTAGTAGATGGGGTTACCTCAGTGGAAGGAGTGACGTTAGTAGTTGGGGTTACCTCAGCGGAAGGGGTGACGTTAGTAGTTGGAGTGACGTTAGTAGTAGGGGTGACGTTGGTTGTAGGCGTTACATTTGTCGTAGGTGTGACGTTAGTAGTTGGGGTTACGTTCGTAGTAGGGGTTACTTTGACCGTGTTTTTAATTGACTGAGAGATGGAAATGGATATTGACTTTGATACAGACGCCGAGATGGAGTTGGATATAGAGGCCGACACAGAGACAGCCTTGGAGTTGGCAATAGACGCCGAGCTGGACGCCGATATGGATGCAGAGACCGAGTTAGAGATGGACTTTGCAATAGATCCAGAAATTGAGTTTGCAATAGACGCGGAGGTGGACGCCGTGATAGACGCAGACTGAGTAGCCTTCAGAGCGGATATGCTTGCCGACCTGAATGCAGAAATTGAGTTGGACAGCGATATTGAGGCTGCCTTAGAAGCATTCTGAGACTCCTTAATCGCTGACGCACTGATTGACCTTGCGATTGACCCGGATATAGAGTTGGCGATTGAGTTGGACACCGAAGCGTTTTGTGAAGCCCTAATCGCTGACGCGCTGATTGACCTTGCTATCGACCCTGATATAGATGCAGATACTGAGTTAGAGACAGAGGCGTTTTGTGAGGCCTTGATCGCTGATGCGCTGATTGACCTAGCGATTGAATTTGATATAGACGCAGAGTTTGCCGCTGCTATTGAGTTTGATACCGAAGCATCTCTGGAGGCCTTGGCCGCTGACAAGCTTAACGACTGAGAAATAGACGAGGCGACAGAGTTGGATATTGAGTTGGAAATTGATGCGTTTTGAGAAGCCCTAACAGCGGATAAGCTAATTGACCTGGAGATGGACTCGGAAACGGATGCTGCTACAGAGCTAGATATAGATGCGCTTTGGGACGCCTTGACGACAGACAGACTAAGAGATTTAGAGATAGACCCAGAGACCGACGCCGCTATGGAGTTAGATATTGACGCCTCTCTTGCCGCCTTGACAATTGATGCGCTGATTGAGTGAACAACCGAGAGCGATACGGAGTTTGATTGTTCAATGAAGTGAGAGATTGAATTCTGGATGTCCTTTGAGACGCTGATCGAGTTTGATATGGAGTTCTTGACTGAGTTAGATACCCTGTTTGACTCAGAGATTGAGTTAGAAATTGACGCCTTAACGTCCTTAGAGTTCTGGATGGACTGAGAGATGGAGTTCGCAACAGAAGTGGAGATTCTTCTTGACTCAGAAATTGAGTTGGATATTGAAGCGCTTTGAGAGGCCTTGATGGAGTTGGATATTGAGGTCTGTACGTCTTGAGAATTCTTGATGGACTGAGAGATAGAGTTGGAAATTGAGGTCTGGATGTCCTTGGAATTCTGGATGGATTGAGAGATAGAGTTGGCGATCGACGCAGATACTCTGTTGGATTCGGATATGGAGTTTGAGATAGAGGTTTGAATATCTTGCGAGTTCTTGATGGACTGAGAGATGGAGTTGGCGACAGACGTAGAGATTCTGTTTGACTCGGCGACCGAGCTGCTGATTGAGTTAGAGATGGAAGCGTTTTGAGAGGTTTTAATGGAATTGGATATTGAGGTCTGAATGTCCTGAGAACTTTTGATTGACTGTGCAATTGAGTTTGATATTGAAGTTTTTAGATCGTTAACCGCTTTTATTGACTGAGATATTGAGTTTGATATTGAGGCGTCTTTAGAGGCTTTGAGCGCCGATACGCTTGCAGATACAGAAATTGATCTGGAGGCGACTACAGAATTACTAACCGAAATAGAAATTGACCTAGAGACAACGGCCTGAGAAGCAAAAATAGAACGAGAGATGGAGCTTGATACCTCAACGCTTTTTGCAACAGAAGCCACGATAGACCTGCTATTGCTTATTGAGGCAACTATTGATGTGCTCGCGTATACACTAACGCTCTTAGATGTTGAAATGCTGTTGCTTATTGATGCGGCAATTGAGGTTTTGGTAAACGCACTAACGCTCTTAGAGATTGATATGCTATTGCTTATTGAGGCTGCTATTGATGTCTTAACAAAGATGCTCGTGCTTCTAAAAACCGATACGCTTATACTCGTTGATTTGGATACGGAAATGGCGGTACCCCACGCAACCTGAGCATCGGTCAAACCAAGCTCTTTCTGTGCCGTCGTCTGTGCATCAGCAACAGACTTCCCTTGCGTTACGAGATCGGCTACCTTTTTTTCGTATTGATCCGCCAGCTTTTGCTCTTGGCTACCTCCAAATAACGCCTTCTCTGCAGCGTCCGCGGCTTTTGTGTCAACGCTGTTATTGCTTAGTTCTTTACTAAAGTTGCTAAGAATATCTTCAGGTTTGCCACCCTTTGAAATTGACTCAGAGACCGAATCAATGATCTTGTCAATCTTGTCTGGCGCGACGTTGCTATCTTTGAGCGTGTCGTAAATTACCTTGCTAACCGTTCCACCAACGTAGGTTTTGGCCGCGAGGTCAGCAATCTCTGGTATCACCCCTCCGGCAGCTAGCGAGTCGTTTATTTTTGAGGTGATCCCGCTTGTCCCGCTGCCGCTCCTGATTGAGGCCAGGACATCATTAACGGCGGTGTTAAATGTCTTGTTGACGTCGGCCCCTGTGCTCTTTAGGCCGTTGTAAATGTTTTCGCCAGCGTCCCTTAGCTTTGCGGCTCCGCTAATTGAACTAGATGTGGCCTTAGATACAGCGCTGTCCAATGCCCCCGTCTTTAGAACGTCAAGCATGGTCACAGGCTTGCCAGCAATATAAGAGGTCGCCGCCTCCATCGCCGCCGCAGGAACACCTTGTTTACCAATAACAGCAGCCGTAGCAATTACTGTATTGGCAACAGCTCTATCAAGTAATCCCGTCGTTGCCTTGTCAGTGATCTTTGGAAGGTTAGGAATTTTCTCTGCAATACCGCCAATCACCAAGCCGGCGGCGGCACCCTGGACCCTTGCGGCCTCAACCTGTGCGTCAAATTGTTTCTGAGTTATCTTGCCGGAAGCCAAATCCGCCTTTAAGGAATCAGCCTTCTTTGATGCGGCTTCGTTCGCAGCGCCGCCGACAGCCTCAATCATTTCGTAGGCGAAGTCGGCTTTATTTCCAAACTTGGATCCGACTTTCATGCCTATGGAAAGTAGCTTACCCGCTCCGCCTGTTGTTAAGGCCTGCAGAACTTCCTCGCCAACCTCTCCGACAACCTCTTTAACAACTGCAAGCGGATACTTAAACGGCGCGGCGGCTAATACACGAGCAATGTCCCCTGCGTTTTTTACATTCGCCCACTCCTTGGCAAACGCAGCCTGTTGCGCCTTGGCTTCTGGCGGCAAAAGCGCGTCCGAAAGTATTCCGACTTGCTTGACAAATTTGTCAATATTGCCGCCATCTTTTGCTAAACCGGCAACCTTTAACACGCCACCAACAGCGCCAACAGCTTGCAGGGAATCAACTAATCCAGAGGTAACGGTATACCCAAGCTTTAATGCTAAATCCTTAAACGTGTTATTAGGGTCGTTCTTGGGGGCGTTCTTGGCTAAATATACAATCCCATCAAATAATTTTTGTCCAATATTTGCAGGATCGGCGTCGCTTGGTCCGTTTATCCCTAAAGCATCTTTTGCGCTTTCATATAAGTCCTCAAAGAATGATGGCTGCAGCCTTTTTTCTTCAATAAGAACCGGCTCAAGCTGTACAATATCTGTAAGCGTGCCGCTGTTATCTTGTGCGTATATTATTAAGCCGGTTAAATCTTTTGGAATTGAGCTTATTAAGACGCGAGTAAGGTCAATGTTGCCGTTTTCGTCCGTAAGCTGTAAAAGCGTGGAGTCTGTAGCCGTTGAAACATTTTCTGCAACCTTAAACGGCAAAGGTTTTTTGTTTGCGTCGTAATCGTTTTTAAGTGTTGTAATAATTGTTTGTATGGCCTTTTGCCCGTTCGGGGCTCCTGCAACCATTGTCTGTATCGCAAGGGCACCGCCCACCTTAAGGGCCTTGGTAAGCTCTGGCGTTAGCTTCTGCGCCCTCGCGGTGCTATCTAAAGTCTCATTCAGAAACGCATTTAGGCCAGCAATACCGCCATTTTTCAAAGCGGTATCCATTCTTCCGCTAGCGACCGCAGCATTTAAGGCGGTGGCTACGGTAACCCCTATAGCTTGACTTCCAGTTGATAGCGCTGTTGCCTGCCCTAAGACGCCAGCAAACCGAGCTGTGCCACCTAAAATTGCTCCGCGCATCGGATCAGCATCGCTAGCTACAGCGTTTAAGCCGCCCTGAGCAACTCCTCCAACAATGTCAGCAAATTTCCCCGTAATGGCGCCGCTAGTGGCCGTTTCAATAAGCTTTCCGGCGTCTGTTGTAGCAGATCCAGGCGCCGGAGCCCCTTCAGGATTCAGCAGATTAGAAGCCTGAGCCATCAAAACAGAAACACCAGATGCTCCTAATATTTTGAAGACATCGCTTTCGTTTTTGATGTTGCCAGCCGCAGCCTGAACTCCAAGGTTGGCGATGGCATTACCGACCGCCTTTGCAGCAACCGTGTTTCCGGCAAAAATTACGCTAGAAGCAGAACCGCTTTGGGACACCCAATTCCCTATTCCGTCCCCAATGTAAGAAGTCCCGGCAGCGATTAAAGCATCACCCAGATTCCCGCCGTGGGCAACTACGTCTGCGGCATTTATGAGCGGCAGAAGCTCAACGTGTCCAGTGGCAATTGCCGCAACTTTGGCAATCGTTCCAATTGGATCTTTTAGTGCGGCGTTAATCGTATTTTCAAGGGTCTTCCCGATCCCCTTAGCGAGATCGTTGACCGCGCCACCAATAGAGTCTGCAACGTCGCCAACCGCGTCAACAACATCATGAGCGGCATCATCTAAATCAGCAAAAGTGTCGCTAACAAAATCAACTACGCCGCTCATTATAGATCCTTGATGCTGGTTTCATTTTCACCGCCTGAAGGTTTTTTGGCAGCGTTTATGTTGTCATTAAAAGTTATGACGGCCGTAAAAACCCCGTCTTTCCGCCTATAGGCCCGATACCCCATATTGGGAAACGGCGGCCTGCGAGATATGTACTTAAAAATACTAAGCACCGTTGGGTCGTCAAAACTGCTAACAAGAATTTGCATTTTCATTAGCCCGGCAGCCTTAATGAACTCTATGCTGTTCTGTAAATACTGTGACGCAACATCGGCGTTGAGCGCCCTAAACATTCCTCTGTATTTGTTTTTGGGGTCATAATTGATGAAAAAAAGCGTATTTCCTTGCCTCATTACGACAGTGTTTGGCGCTCGGCTTTCTGCTAACACAGCAGCCAAAACTTGATCTTCGCTGTAATTAGACTTGATTTCTTGGGATGCGTTTACAATAATTTCCTTCTGGCTCAACATCTTTTCTCTGCTATCAACTAACATTACAGGCCTCTTGTGTTAAAGATTGCGGCAGAGTACACGTTGCCCATCCCCGCGGCCAAGCTAAGAACAGTCTCGCCGTTTGTCTCTAGGTCTTGAGAAAGATAAATTTTATCTTGCTTTGTTCTGTTTTCTATTTTTGGGATAACCCCTGATTTAATGGAGTCAAACAATAAGCAGCTCTCTAACAGACCAGACGCACCCATTGTATGGCCTATCTTGGGTTTGTATGAGGTGGCGACAAATTTTGTCAATATTCTGCCAAGCGCCGTACTCTCAGACAAGTTGTTTGATTTTGTTCCCGTTCCATGCGTTTTTACCAGAGAGATAGATTTTTCGTTTAGATTTGATATTTCAAGCGCGCCGGCAATTGCATTGACAAAGCCCTGACCGTTTTCTAGTTGACCAATTGAGTTGCTGCAATTTTCTGAAGCCGTGTACGCTCCTAGTAGTTCAGCTTTGGGAGAGCGGGACGACTTTTCAGCCCAGCGCTCAGATTCAAAGACCGCCAAAACCGCACCTTGAGCAACTCGAAATCCATAATTAAAATCATCAAAGGCAGACGGTTTCACGCCAGCCATTTCTTCTTTATATGACAAAGAGGCTTGAGACTCACCAAAAAACTCTAAAACAGGATTAGAAACCCCGTCTTCGGTTGAAAGCACGATGACCCGGTCAAACTTATAAATCCAAATTAAGTTTTGGACGTCCATCATTACCTTTAGAGAAGACGCGCAGGCGGTTGCGTCAGTGGTAATTTGGCCGTGAGCGTTAAGCGACTGGGCAATTCTTCCGGCATAAACTTGAGTCAAAGAAAACGGCAAAAATTTGTATTGATAGCTTAACGAATTGGAATGCTGCTTGTTTAATAGGCCAGCAAAATGAGCGTTGCCACCCGCCAAAATGAATGCCGTTTTGCAGTCGGACTGACGCAACTGATCACAAAGCAGAGGGTCCAGCACCTTCTCAGCCACTTTGTGAGGGGGGTAAACCAATCCAGACGCAACCCTCTTATAAGAGTCCTCAAAGACATTCACAAATTGAGGGAACTTGATGTCGCCAATCAACTTGACATTGTCCGACCAAGCGGTGCGGTAGTCTGTCAAAAAAATTCTCATTTGCAATGCTCCACCGCCGCCTCAATCGACTCAGGAGTTTGAGTTTTGTGTTTCATAATAAAATCTTCAAAATCTTGCACTGTGAAGCATTCCATTTGCTTGCCAACCTCTTCCGGAATGCCGTACAATTCACAAAGATAAATAGAAATCATTAGCACATCAAGCGAGTCCAGCCCCTCATCAGTTACGTTGCTATCTTTATGCGGCAAGGGGCTGTGTTTAATATGAACTGGCCTAGCCACCTCTGCAATTGCGTTGAAAAGATCAAGAAAGTCCATTTTGGTTGCCTTGTAAGATCGCAATGTGGAACTAAGGTTATCTACGATTGCTTACCAAATACCTTTACGGGCCTTCTCGTGAATGATCCTGTTGGGGTAGTCAATCCCGCAGAACTCTGAGAACTGCTCTAGCGTCCTGACGTTTCCAAGGCCAACCCTTCCAACATCCTTGCCGTGTAAAAGCATCTCGGCAAGCCGCATCTTGGATCTGACGTCCATATTTCCCCATTTTACCTTACGATCTTTGTCCTCTTCGTCAGACCAGTGCTTTTTACGGTAACTCTCCGTATCGCTGCCCTCATAAAGGTGATAAATCGGCATACCTGGACAGTGATATAGGTCCCACCCAAAAGTAAACGCACGCACCGCTAGAGAATGCTCCTCTCCATTAAAGTAGAGATAGGGATCGTAGGGGACCTCGTATAGAAACTTTCCAGGAGCAAATAACGTCTGCGCTCCAACATAGAACCCCTTAACAGGCACGAAAGAGTCCAGCTCCCTTGGCGGAATGTTAAGCACCGGCCCATTCTCAAAGCTCGTGTCCTCGGCGCAGGTATGCACGATCACCTTGCCGTCGTCCTGAACCTTGTGCGATCGTCCGTTCTTAAACTCAAACCCACGCGGATAGCCCGAGATAAACACCTTCGGGTTGGGCAGCATAAGGAGCTTGTTCATCTCCACAAAATACTCGTCCCAGCCGTAATCAAAGACGGTGTGGGAGTCAATCTGGAAGACCCAGTCCTCATCGTCAAACAAGGACATCTGCAACGACCTCGCCCAGCAGGCACCTCGAGAGGCCTTCGGGTCAATTGCAACGTAGGCGATGTTGGCGCCACAAAATGATTCAGGAACGATCCGCCGCTCTGGGACCTCCTGCTCAACAACACCGAACCTGATCTTCTCAGGGTACTTGGCGTTGTCTAAGGCGCTTTTGATGGTGTGGGCTAGTAACGGGTCACGGTAGGATGAGATACCAACAAAAATTGTGTCAGACATTTCCATTCATCGCGTTGATAAGTGCAGAGGCCCAGTCCGACCAGTTTCCATACTGATCAGGATCGGGAACGGCTTCGTTAGAGAAGACCCCGATAGACTTGAGGCCATGACCCCACTGCCTCCAATCGGTCTTCTCGTTCGGTATCTCAAGCTGATTGCTGGCGAATTGCTCCACCATTAGGTCGGCCCAAGACACGAAAGTATGATAGCGCGGGTCATATAAAACGGCCATCAGTACCCTCGAACGTCGCCAAAGTCTCCACTTAACAACACTTTACCGAGCTGATAGTTGCCGTCCACCACGTTACTAATGAAACGCAACCTCAACTCCCGCCTCTGCTCCTTCATGTCAATCTTGCCAGTCGTAGGCCCAAAAACATACGGCTCTGACGTAGCATCATCAGACTGCGCGTAAGGCCTACCCGTAATGACTAGGCTCATGTTCCCGGTCTGCACAAAATCGGGCTCTACACGCTCTAGACGCAGCCATTTGTTGTCTCCGGCTACCCCTGCCTGCCCTGGGGTTGGAGCCGGCGCTGCAGGACCTCCTGATACCCACCCAAGGTCGTTTGTCTCAAAGTAAGACTCAATCGCCGCCGCATTCTGACCAGTGACGTCGTTAACGCCATACTCATGCTGATAGACGCGAATCCGATTTAATGGCGAGCTAAACGTCAGAGTCTGGGTGCCGGATCCAGTTGCAGCGTTTGACATCTGGATGCTCTGAACATAAACAGCACTAACCGGCACAGAGAAGCCAGCACCGCCAGGGATGTTCGCAGACAACACAGCACCAATAGCGTATCCAGAGCCCCTGCTGACGATCGTTACAGAGGTGACGGCTCCCGTTCCATCCACCACTATGTCTGCCGTCGCGCCTATCCCGCCAACCCCTGTTAATGCAGTTGCATTGTATGTACCTGGTGTGTACCCTGAGCCGCCCGTTAATGCGCCGATCGTTTTTAGGCTATTCGCAACAACCGTAACCACCGTCGTGTTGGCGGCGATGTTGTTACCCGTAATAACCTGCAGCGGGTCTGCCAGAGTGCTTGCGAAGTCTGCATTTAGCCAGACGCTACCGCTCACCGTCGTGTAGTCGCCCACAAAAACCTGCGTGCTAGGGATCGTGGTTGACTGCGCCATGATCGGGTAGGGGAAGACCATTGAGAAGTAGCCGGCGCTCCTGCGTGCCCCTAAAGCCTGCCCAGCGTCATACCATACCCCGGCTCGGACGTTATAGATAATCGCGTCGTTGCACTCGGTTGACGTACCGCGAGGATAGAACCACCAAATCTCACCATACCTCGGCACCTTGCAGGCCCAAACCTTCTGCCGCTGCGAGTAGTTAAGGTTGTCAAAGAAATAGTTCTGGTTAAAGTCGTTAGGGATCTCCTTCACCGTCCCGCCGTAGAGCATGAACCGGTCAACGCCGCACCAGAAATAGATCCCGTCGTACTCAATCACGGACTGGCTAGACATAATCGAAGTCTGCCCCGAGATCGTCTCATAGCGCCAATACTGAGCAGGAGTCCCCGTCCCGCCGATGTATGAGACCCGAATAAGGCTATCAAGACTCCAAAACAGACCAGAAGGAGAGTTGCTACCGCCTCGAACCGCTAACCCAGCCACAATTTTCCCGGTGGCGACGTTAACCTCGTTTGAGTCCAGCCCCACCCAGTTCGCAGGGTTGCCGGCAGAGCAGTTCTTTAGGAATCCGTTGTTCCCATAAACAAACAGGTAAGGATGCAGGGAGACGACGCCACCAGATACATCCACGTTATTATCAAAGGTGGCGGTGACGGTCCCCGATGGAATGACGTTGTTGAAGGTGATATTCGTAGTGTTAACGCCAACAACAATCGTATTCGGAGGAATATTCGTGCCAGTTACCGTCTGACCAACACCAATCAACGGATTCGCCGTAGGAATTGTGGCGATTACCGTGTTGTTCCCCGTAAGAGAGTCGGTGAACACGCCCACCTTAGACATCGTAGACCCGCTGATGTCTCCAATAAGAACCGGCGTATTCGTTGAGCTATCAATCGCGGCAAGATTCTGACCCGGATGAGCAACGATGGAGCCCACGCCGTTACCGCCAACGTCATAAAACCCGTCAAACTGCCAGAGGTTATTGTCGCTAGCAGTGAAGTTGGACAGCGTGAAGTTCTGGATACCCTGACCATTGCCGTTGTTGTCGATCACCAGTTCCTGCAGGCCACCGCTATAGCCCGAGAAAATCTGGTTGACGCCATTCGCAGCGTTAGTCCACATCCCTCGAGATGGACCCGTGAGCTGGTCAGAGAGCATCCGGTAGCCGCCGATCTTACGAGGCCTGCCACGCTGAAACCTTACCCAACGCCCGTCGTTATAGAAGTTCTTGTCAAACAGCGTACCGTCGCGTTGTACACCTGCCTGAGTATCTAGAGAAAAAACCTTCTTAGTCATCTCAGAATACCCCGCCAGATACCCCGCCCGTGAATGTGCCGGTTCCGCTAATCGTCAGTCCGGTAGCGGTGAGGCCAAAACGCTTGACGCCGAGGATCGCCAGACCAACCTCCCCGGTCCCGACGTAATACATCCCGGTCGAGGCCTCAGACAAGAAAGACAGAGAGGGAGAGCCAACCGATCCGCTCACCAGAGACACCGACGAGCCACCAACCGCGATCGTGGAGGCGTTAAACAGGTTCACCGAGTCACAGAGCAAGATCACCTGCTGGCTACCCGGCACCGAGACAGTCGCAGCACCCGCAGCACCCGTCGTAAAGGTGATCGAACTGCTCGCCTGGTTGGTGATGTAATAAACCTGAATCGTTTGCGGCAGCACAACCGTAACCGGGCTCACGATCGTCCCGGTGTACTTCTGGATGACGTTGGCAGCCTCAGTAGCCGTCAGGGTATACGTCCCCGCAGATACGGCCTTCGTTAACTGAGTAAAGTTAAACTGGGTGCTTCTCCCCAGCCCAACGGTATAAAAAGCGGCCCCAGAGCAGCAAATCATGCACGAATCACTGGGAGCCAAAGAAATAGAAGCGGAGCCGTCAATCAACTGACCCGAGCTTGGTACAACGGCCAGGTTCCCGCTGCCACCGTTACGCACCAAGATAAACCAGTCGTTGCCAAGCGTAACGGCAGAGGTAAGCGTCAGAGTATCCGAGCCGCCCGTCCAGACAAAGGTATCCGCCCTGTCCGCAGCAACCGCCGTATACGCATTAGAGAACGTGTTGACCTGATGCGCGGTATTTAAGGTGGACGCGATCGCCTTTAGCCCGTACCCGGCAAGCGTAGCCGCATCAGCGTTAGAGGCACCCGCACCAAACGCAATCGAGCCCCACGTCCCGGCATCAGTAGCGTTCGTCGTGATGTAGATGTAACGAGCCTGACCAGCGGCGATCGTGGCAACCGCACCACCAGCATTGTCTAGGACGTTAAAGGAGTTGCTGCCGACGTTACGGATTAGGCTGTCTGAACCAACCGATGCCTGAGTAGCCGGTGGAAGCGTCAGATTAAGGCCCGCAGAAGACGCCGTAACGTCCATGATGCGAGCGACGACGTTGCCTGTAGCGTTACCATTAACAGGCCACGCAAGCGTCGTGTTGGCCGTTAGAGAGACGCTGCGGTAAGAAACGTCGGTCGGCTGAATTACGTCGCCGGTGAAGGGGCTAATAAAGCTCATTATGAATCCCTCACTACTGTCTGACGGTCACCAATTCGCGCCACGTCCTCGGTCTTGAGTGTGGCAATAATCTTGTCGTACTGCGCCTGCCAAAGCGGGGTGCGCTCGTCGTTCTTTAGGAATGGCATGGCTTGCAGTAGGCTGCCGTACAACATCGCCTGCGGAGCGTACTGCGTGAACCAGTTCGTTTGGTTATTGATGTCAAGCGGCTGCGGTCTCTCGTAATACAGAACCTCGTAGTTATAGGCGAGGTCTGGCGTGGGGACCACAAACCAGTGCGTGTAGTCATAATCCGAGTAAAACACTGGGGTATCCGTCTGCAGCGGGTCAGGCCAGTAGTTGCGTAGATACTCGTACTTTCGCAGCAGGATCGGCTCCCGAACGCCGTTGCTGGTCAGGTTCATGGAGACGGTCTTGCGCCAGCGAGCGGGCTTTACGATCGTCGGCTCGTTGGGTGTCATCGTGCTGGTCGCCACCGTCAAGTTACCCAAGAACTGCAACTCGGCCGCGATCACCTGCTCCGCCAGCATGATGAAGGTCGGGATCTTCTCAATCGTGGCCGTGTCGGTGCGCTCTAGGTAGGTAGAGATGTCATCAACCAGGCTCGAGTAGGTCATTACCGCTGCCATGATCTTTCCTTACTTTGCGGCTACGCCCTTAGTCTTCTCAAACGACCTCATGCCACCAAACCCAAGCAACCCGGCCAGTAGCGTCATGAGCTGCTCAACCTCTAGATTCGGTGGCGCGGCCAATCCCTTCGGTATCCAGTCTATTCCCTGCCCAAAGACCCAGCACCACTGCAGTAGCGGGTAGCCGATGAACTGATAAGCCAACCCCAGCACGCCAACCCAGCCAACAGCAGGACGCCATCCGCTCACGAATACGTTGGGGTTGTTCGCCTCAATCTTGTTAACTTCAACCTGAGCGAGGTCCGTCGCCTGCTCAATCCGCTTCTCTTCTAGGTCAAGCTCTCGGCCCTTTAGACCAATCTCAAGCCTCTCTCTATCTGTTGTCACAAGATCGCCAGCAACCTTGCCAACGCCCTCAATAATCGCGCCTATACCAAGCAAGTCCATTACTTTAGGCCCCTCAGCGTTCTGTTGATCCAGCCAAGCAAAAATTTAGACTGGGCCTTGTTCTTATTGCAGATGTCGGCGTAGCGGGCGATCTTGGCTAACGCATAGGCCTTCTTGAACGAGTCCGCCTCAACAGAATTAAACTTCTCAACCGTCTTAGGTCCAACAGCGCCATCAGGGGTCACGCCAACAATTAACTGCGCCAGCTTTACCGCGACGTTGATTCCGGTGTTGACGCCGAAGTTGAAGATTGACTCCGCGATAGGCTGGTTCGTAATCTCATCCCCTCGGATACGGTCCCAAAACTCAGCCTTATAAAACTTACGCACCATCTCAGTAAGGAGAGGACCCTTTTCTTCGTGGTCAATAAGATTCCACCCCGGCCAGTTGGGGTTTTTATTTCTAGCAATTCCAGCATAGGTCATCCCGCCCGTGTCACCGGGAACAGTGTGGAGGACGTAGCCCCCCTCGTCAACGATCATCTTCTCAAATGCAGCGTCAAAGTCGGCCATGATCTAGCCTCCTCTTTACTTGTCCGCCTTGCTCTCAAGACGATCAAAAATTTGATGGCAGATGGACTTCAGTTCGTCAATATCTCGGCGGTAGTCCTCTTTAATGACATAGGTCTTGGGCATATTCCGGACGTCTTGATCTAACCGGTCAAGCGTCTTGGAGATATTGTTCAAGATCCAGCCACCAAAGAAAGCGACCAGGCCAACGAGAATGTTGAACCCCATCTGGATTTCATTCATATCAGTCAAAGCCTCGGAGGGTTTTAGCTAGTCGCGCGCGCTGCCCAATTTTACCAGAGGCGTGAGCTGCTTTATCTAGCTTCTTCATCGGGATCTTCTTACCCTCTTTGACGCCGAGTTCCTCTCGCAGTGCGCCAGGCTTCTTAATAGCCTCCTGAATCCATTTCTTGCTCATGATGTAACTCCATTATGGGATTGGCGTGGTGTCGTAACTTGGCGTCGCGGCGGTAGATGCGGAAGAAATGGTGGCGTCGGCCAAAGATGATGTCGTAAAGGAGAACGCGGGCGCCGTAAGGGTAAGGCTAAGGTTGCTTAACGTGCCGCTAAAATCTGCATAGGTGACCGTTGCCCCCCCGACAGAATATGTGCCGGTTAGAGACCCGTCCGTTGGTAAAGCAAGAATGAAAGAATAATTATTGCTGGAAGAGGTCGGAGCAGAAAGAGCATAAATCGTGTTTGTTGTAGGGTTGACGGCGATTGACTTGATCTGTGAGGTAACGCCAATCGCTACGCTTTTCTGCCAAACTAAGTTTCCGTTGCTGTCAAGCTTGACAATAACTCCGTTGCTTGAAGTGCGCCCGCCAGCATAAACATTTGAATTGTTGTCTACTGCTACGCACAATGCACGGTTAGTGGTTGATAGCGTTTTTGCCCAAACAAACGCCCCTGTGCTTGCGTTTAACTTTACAACAACCAAAACCGCGCTTGTTGTGTAATTTCCAACAACATACAGGTCGTTGTTTGACTCTACGCAGGCAAGAGGCAAAAAGGTAGAATTAAATACTTTCCACAAAATGGAGAAGCTTGAGTTTATTTTTACCATTGGGGTAGTAACTGAAGCACCTAGATAAGCAGAATCGGAGGCGCCGCACCCAATAAAACCGTGGGATACCTCTGCGGTATTGTTATAGTATCTTTTTGCGGTTACGGCGCCGTTGTATATTCTAAAGTAATGGGGGACAGCAGACCCGCCAGATGTTGAGATGGTTGTGTACCCCGAAGCGTATAAAGACCCACTGCTTGATACCGAGGCCTTGTCAAGATTTCCGGTGCTTGTGACAATATTTCTCGCCGACGCAACGGATCCATCACTGTTTATTACGGCATAAACCGGGTCTGTTCCACCAAAAGTATAGCCAGTGGCGTAAATGACCGCCGTTGACGCTGGTTTTATCTTATAAGAATAAAAGGTCCCGCCGCCAATCGTGGCTGTTTTTTTCCATGTGGCACTGCCGTCCGGAAGGGTTTTAACGATAAGGCCGTTGTCGCCTATGCTATAAATGCCGCTAGCGCCATCAAATGACGTATCATTTAAGAAGCCGCCAACCCTAGAGATCCAGTACCCTGCAGATATACTGGTACTTGTATAAAAATCACCGAATCCTCGAGCAGAGGCGGCCCCGAGCGTGGCAAGTACCGGCATGATTAGGCGAACTTCGTCTGTGAAGCCAGCACCGTATACGAGGACGGACCGGTGCGGATGATGGTGTAGGTGTAGACGTCGATGCTGTTTGCGTTACCCGTCGTCGGAGCCGTACCTCCCTGCCACCTCAACGCAGCAGGAGCCGTACCGTCAATCGTCACGCCAGTGTTGTAGGCGTTGGTAACCGCGCCCGTCTGTACGAGGACAGCAACCGTAACCGACTGCCCCTGACTCATGAAGGAGCTTAGGGGGGTCCCGCTACTTGCACGGAAGTTAAGCGTCCATGTAGCAGTAGTCGCCGTGTTATAGAAGATCACCGACTGCGTGGAGACGTCAATGTTAAGGGCGCCAGATGCAGCAGAGCCGGTAACGGTGCAGGTCTCAAGGGCGTTGTTCAGCGCGAGTGATGCGACGCTGCTTGAGCCACTAAAGGTCTGGGTGGCCGTAAAGGTGCCTGCATTCGCAAACCTCGGGACGACTGTGGTGTCTATCGCCACACTGCCGGTGCTTGTAATGTCAGCAAACGACATTCCGGTTCCGGCAGAGACCGTCGTAACAGGATTAGCCCAGGCAAACGCGCTGCCGGTATATTTGAGGTAGCTAGCAACGGTTGGGGCGTCAATGAAGGTGGTCGTGCTGGCCGCGCTCTGATAAGGGATCTTGTTAGTGGCGCCACCAGAGAGATTAGCGACCGAGCTAACAGATCCTGGGCTTGTCCACGCGGGAAGTTGGGCCGAGGTTAGTGTCAGTACTTGTCCAGAACTACCTGCAGGAAGGAATGCCGTTGTGTTTGGCGCAGACTGATAAACGACAGCCCCAGCAGTGCCGCCAGAGAGGTTTGACGCCGAGGTTGCAGTACCCGCTGTGGCCCATGTAGGAACGCCGCCAGAGGACATTGTGAGGACGGTGCCGCTAGACCCTGCAGGAACGAAAGAAGTCGCCCCAGCGCCCGTTTGATAGGGGATGGAGCCTGATGCGCCGTTCGCTAGATTGGTCGCCGTGCTAGCGGTCCCAGTAAGCGATGCGGTAATCGTCCCGGCGGAAAAGTTACCCGAGGAGTCCCGCTTAACGATCGCCGAGGCTGTGTTTAGGTTGGTCGGGGTTACCCATGTCGGGGCGCCTGCACCATTAGAACTCAATAGATCGCCCGTAGAGCCAATTGCAGTGAAGGCGTAGGTCGTGGCACCACCGTAAGCAATACCGCCCTGTGTGAGCGTCTGGATGCCCGTCCCGCCGGTGCTTACCGCAATCGGATTGGTCGCGGCCGCCTTCGTTGCGATCGTCTGCAGGTTGCCGGAGCTGTCCTTATAGAAAAGCTTTCCGTCCGCAGTGTTAATGGCAAGCTCACCCGCCGCCAGGTTTGTAGTAGACGGCGTGGCTCCGGTGTTGGCACTGTAATAGAGCTGGATCGGGGTGAAGGTTGCCTGGGCCATGTTTACA